CTTTAGTTTTTTGTTTTGTAGTATAGAAAACTTAGTTACAGCTATGTGATAACTAAAACTATCCCAAAGTTCTAATTCATGTAGATCTTGCTCTGGAGTTCCTTCTTTAGAAGTGAATGCGCTAATAGGTGCATGCCACCAGATTCCACCATCTTCCATAATAAAATTAAAAAGTGGAACTTGTCCAGGCAAAGATGTAACGCTAAAAACTAGAGCTGAAAAGTATTTATCATGACTATCCTTTTGGTCTCTTAAGTAGTTTCCTCTTACATAACATTCTATTGGAGGTATATTTGAGTTTAGAAATGCCACAGTTAATTTATTTACACTAAATTAAAAATATGGTGTAAATTTATATGTAAGTAGCATGTCTAAGAAGCATAAACAAAAAGAAGATAAATCGGTTCCAGTTCCTCAAAGAGATAAAATTGAAGGGTCTTTAAATATTCGCGAATTACAATGGACAGATAATCAAAAGAAATTTATACAGCTTCTTCAAGATAAAAATACTAAGATGGTTTTTTGTAAAGGTCCAGCTGGAACAGCAAAAAGCTTACTTAGCGTATATGCAGCCTTAAATGCTATTAATAGTAAAAAAATTGGAGAAATATTCTACGTCCGTAACCCAGTAGAAAGCTCTACTCATAACCTTGGATTCCTTAAGGGAGATCTTCATAGTAAACTTGATCCATATCTACAACCTCTTATGGATAAACTTCATGAATTATTACCAAAAGGTCAAGTCGAAATGTTATTAAAACAAGAAAGAGTAAAAGGTTTACCAGTTGGATTTTTAAGAGGTTTAAGCATTAATGCGAGCTATATTATATGTGACGAAGCTCAAAATTTAAGCATACATGATCTATTATTAATTACTACCAGAATGGGTAAATTTAGTAAATTAATATTAATAGGAGATATTCGTCAAGCAGATATTAAAAATAGCGGATTTGAAAAGATATATAATCTCTTTGACGATAAGAAAAGCGCAGATAAAGGAATATATACATTTAAATTTGGTACAGAAGATATTATGCGAAATGATATTTTAGCTTATATTATTGAGAAATTTGAAGAGTTAAAATAGTTGAATTTTTAATTAAATTAAAGTATAATTAGTATTATGCTTAAAATATATTGCACAGAATGTGGTAGTCCAACAACTTATACTTCGGCCAAACCTAAATTTTGTAGTTCTTGCGGTAAGCCATTTGATAAGTTAGTTGTCAATAAAGTTTTGGACCAAAAATCAACCATAACAAAAGTTAAACCAAATATTTCTAAAGACATTGAAGATGATTATGATAATTACGATGATAATGAGGCATCAATCGATCATGTACCAAATGTATCTAAAATAGATTATGAAATTGTTGACAGCAATAAATTAACAGAAAAAATTGGAAATATCGCAGGAACTTCATCTGGGCTACCAAGAAAAAAAGAAAATAGAGAAAAAGTAAAAAGATTAACAAAAGCCGATATTAAAAAATTCAGAGAAGAATTCGCTAAAGAAGCTGGGACATTAAGGCCAAAAACTAGAGGTCGAAAAAATGGCTAAAAAGCCTACGTTTGAAGAGCGAATTAACGAGATAAATTCTGAAATTATTAAAAGAAAGAATAAATGGAATTTAACTGCCATTAATTGGATGGATTTTAGTGATGTATCTCAAATATTGAGAATACATATTTATAAAAAATGGCATCTTTATGATGCAAAAAAGCCCCTAGCTCCATGGGTTAATAGAATTATTAGCAATCAAATTAAAAATTTGATAAGAAATAATTATAGTAATTTTACAAGACCTTGTCTTAAATGCGCTGCAGCAGAATCAGAAGATGGATGCGCAATCTATGGAGCACAATGTAATTCATGCCCATTATTTGCAAATTGGGAAAGAAGCAAGAAAAATGCACATGATACAAAATTAACAGTAAGCATTGAGAATCATTCTCAAGAAATTAATGATATGCCAATGGATAGTTTAAACGTGGAAGAAACCGCTAAAAATATTCATTTAAAAATGCAAAAAGTGTTAAAACCTATTGAATGGAAAGTATATTATCATCTATATGTAGAAGGTAAAGATGAAGAGCAAACAGCAAAATTAATGGGTTATAGAACAAGCGAGAAAAATAGGGTCGCAGGATATAAGCAAATTAAGAATATTAAAAAGATAATTATCTTAAAAGTTAAAAAACACTTATATAATGGAGAGATAGATATTTATTAATCTATGAATGAAGAATTAGTAATTTTGACAGAAGAACAGCAATTAAAACTTCTAAATGAATGGAATAATCGTCCAGATAATCCTCCTTCACTTGTAGAACTTGTACAACTAGCTTTTGGTAGAGAGGATTTAGATGGAAGAAGTAAAGAAGGAAAAGCGGTAAAAGCATTTTTAGCATCTCGTCAAATTAAACCTAAGAAAAGTCATGAATATCATCCAAAAGGTTTATTAGATCTCTCTTTAGAGCACAAAGAATATATTAGCAATAATTGTCATACAATGACTGGTATTGAAATGGCTAAGATTCTTTTTAAGAATGATAAATTAACAAATCTGTCACAAGAAACAAGAAGCATTTTAGAGTATATGAAAAATATACCTAGTAACATTAAATTTAATAATAGTGAAAATGAAAATATTCCCACAGATGAATATCGTCCGCCAAAGAGTGAAGAAAGAATGATAGCAAAGATTAATAGGTATATATTAGATGGAATAGATAAGAATAAATTAACTCATAAACATAAAAAAGAAATTAATTCATTAATTGGTTATATGAATACTTTTAGATTTTGTCATCAAATCAATCTTTATGATGATGAAAAAGATCGTGAACTTTTTGAGAGTAGTTTCGTTAGGTATACTTACGATAAGAGTGATTTAACGCAAGAAGAAGTAGATCAATATATAGTATTATCAACAGAAGTTGTAATTTCTTCTAATATACAACAAACAATTAACGTTTTACAGACTCAGATTGATATGGCAATACAGGAAGATGGTAAAATTCCTATGGCTTTAGTAGAAGCAAGCAATACTGCTCGTAAAGAATACAATGATTGCGTTAATCGCCAGCAGAAACTTCTTAATGACCTTAAAGTAAAAAGGAGCGAGAAACTTAGCAAACAAGTAAAAGAAACGGCTTCTATTATTAATCTAGTTCAAATGTGGAAGGAAGAAGAAAGTCGAAGAAAATTATTAAAAATGGCAGAGATGCGAAAGCAGATTGTTGAAAAAGAAATAGATCGTCTCTCATCAATAGATGAGATTAAAGCCAAGATTTTAGGTATCTCAAAAGATGAGATATTAAACGGATGAGCGTAATATGTAAAGTTGATGGCAAAGAATTTAAAGATGAAAAAAGTCTTCATCTCTCACTAAAGAGTTACGGACTAAATAAGGTTAAGTATTATCAGACTTATTATACTCGAAGAGATCTATTAACAAACGAATTAATAAATTTTAAGACAAAAGAGCAATATTTTAATAGTGATTTTAATGATAAGAATAACATGAAAAAATGGCTAAAAGAACAGCCTATAGAAAAAGCGCAAGAATATTCTAAACAATTATTAATTAAGAGAAAAGAGATAAAAAAATTGATATATTCTCCGACTCAAGTTGAGCTTAGAACGATTATGGCACCATCTATTATTTATTACAATAAAATATTTAAAAATTACTATGACATCTGTTCATCTATTGGACTAGAAAATAGATTTGTTCATCCTAATTTAATTAACGATAATTTCAAAAATAAATTAACCCAAAAAGATACAATATACGTAGATACTCGTGAGCAAAGTTGGTTAAAGTTTAATATACCATTTGAAATTAAAACTTTAGCATTTGGAGATTACGCTTGTTCAAATCATAATTGTGGATGTTTTATAGAAAGAAAAAGTCTTAGCGATTTTATTAGTACATTAAGCGTTAAAAATTATGATCGCTTTAAAAATGAGATAGATAAAGCCAAAAGAAATAACTCCTATATTATAGTAATGGTAGAGGATACATTGTCAAATGCTTTGAGTTTTCAATATTTACCGCATATAAGTAAGAAGATAAAAGCAACACCAGAATATATTTTCCATAACGTAAGAGAACTTCTTCAAAGTTATGATAATTTACAATTTCTATTTGTAGATGGTAGAAAAGAGATGACAAGACTTATAGAGTCTTTATTTGCTAGTAAGTGTTTCTATAAAAAGATAGACTTGCAATTAGCATATGATATGAAAATTTTATGATATTCTGTCCAGATAAATATTTAAAAGAGATTAAAGATGTTAATTCAGAACTATCTGAATTAAAAGGGTTTCTTAATGATCGGGAGGCAAAAATTACTTTAGCTAAATTCTTAAGAGCAAATATAGGCTTTACGACAGAACTAATTAGTGGAGTAAAACTTGCTCCTTATCAAGAAATACATTTAAAAGCTATGATGAATAGAAATTTTAATATGTGCGTGTTTGGTAGAGGATGCGGTAAATCTTTTATGGGAGCAGTTTTTTGTTTCTTGCAATGTCTTTTTGAACCTAACACAAAGATTCTAATAGCTGGTCCAACATTTAGGACAGCAAGATTTATATTTAATAATCTAGAAAAAATAGTCGAAAGTCCTGGAGCAGAATTATTGGCTCAATGTTTTGGAGCTAAAGCTAAAAGAAATGATCAATTTGAATGGCAAATTAATGGTGGTAGTATTATAGCGATCCCATTAAATGGAGAAAAGATTAGAGGCTTTCGAGCAAATGTTCTGGTTTTAGACGAATTTTTATTATTGCCAGAAGAAATAATCAAAAATGTTCTAATGCCGTTCTTAGTTGCCCCACAGAATATGAAAGAGCGAATGGAGATAAGAGAATTTGAAGATAAATTAATATCTGAAGGAGTTATGAAAGAAGAAGATAGAATGGTATTTGAGAACACAAGTAAAATGATAGCTTTATCTTCCGCGAGTTACACATTCGAAAATCTTTATAAAACATATACAGAATGGTGTGAAAAAATTAATAGTTTAGATAAAGGGGAGGCTACGTATTTCGTAAGTCAAATGAGTTATGAAGCCTTACCGGAAGAGATGATTGATAAAACGATTATCGAAGAGGCTCAAGCTGGTGGGTCAAGCCACAGCGGATTTCTAAGAGAATATTGCGCTCAATTTACTGATGGAAGTGATAGTTATTTTAATGCTAAAAAGATGGAAGAATGCACATTGAAAAATGGAGAGGCACCACATACTTTAATGAAGGGAGATCCAAAGAAAAAATATATATTAGGGATAGACCCTAATATGAGCGATAGCCCAAATGCAGATTATTTCGCTATGGCAGTAATGGAGTTGGATGAAGAAAAAAAACAGGGTATTCTGGTACATACCTACGCAGGTTTAGGTAATTTAAAAAATCATGTTAATTATTTATATTATATATTGACAAATTTTAATATAGTGTTTATAATTACTGATAATGCAGGAGCAGATACATTTTTAGCATCATGCAACGAATCAACGCTTTTTAAAAAGGATAAAATAGAAATTAAGACGTTAAACATGGACTCCGAATTAGAAGGACAGGATTATGAACTAATGCTTAGGAATGTTAAAAACCAATACAATTTAGAAGATAAAAGAATAGCCTTTAATCAAGTTTTTACATCCAACTTTATAAGAAAAGCAAATGAATATCTGCAAGCATGCATAGATTATAAAAGAGTATGGTTCGCTAGTAGAACCGCCTCTGATGAAAAGTCTTTTAATGAGACTGTATCTCTTAATATACCACTAGAATTGATGCGTGTAGAAGATAAGAAAGATTGGACTATTTTAGATTTTATAGAAAATCAGGATGATTTTATATATCAAACAAAGAAGCAATGCGTATTAGTAGAACATTCTACTACCAGTAGAGGAACTCAGAATTTTGATTTACCTCAACATTTAAAAAGAAGTGTCTCTGCTAATAAGGCAAGGAAAGATAATTATTCTGCATTTATGTTAGCAAATTGGGCTGTAAAATGCTATAATGATTTAATGAGCGTTCAAACATCCAATGAAATACCCACTTTTTCACCAATAATGATCAAATAATGTGTAATATTTATGAGTAAAATGTCAAAAAATAATAAAAAACAGCAAAAAATTAAGAAAAATAATGAAATTGAACCATTGATGGTATCAACAGCTTCGGCCTACGAAGCTAAAGCGAGCGTAAGTTCATCTGAAACGCCCCTAAGAAGAAATAAAGCTGCGACAATAAATAGGACGGATAAGTATAAAAATATTGACGAGGGATTAATACCATTTAGGTATGCGACTAGCGTATCAAATTACTCTAATATGGATATTAGAGATGCTGTAGTTCTATGTCAGAAAGCTTACTATAATTTTGCAATATTTAGAAATACTATTGATTTAATGACAGAATTCTCTTGCAGCGATATTTATTTTAAAGGTGGAAGTCAAAAAAGTAGAGATTTTTTCAGCGCGCTTTTTAAGAAGATAAATTTATTTGATTTACAAGACCAATTTTTCCGTGAATACTATCGCAGTGGTAACGTATTTATCTATAGATTTGATACAAAAGTTAAAGAGGAAGATATTAATAAAATCTATCAAACATTTGGATTGATATCTAGAGCCGCTAATTTAAAATTACCAGCTAGATATATTATCATTAATCCTGCTGATGTTCAAATTGGCGGAAGTATAAATTTTTCAATAGGAAGATATTATAAATTAATAAGTGATTACGAACTAGAGAGATTAAAGAATCCTAAAACAGATGAAGATTTAGAAGTATTAAATAGTTTACCGCCAGAAACAAAAAAATTAATAAAACAAAAAACTGTAGGAGTTTTAATTTTACCATTAGACCCAGAAAGAATTTCCGCAGTTTTTTATAAAAAGCAAGACTACGAACCATTTGCAGTTCCTATGGGATTTCCCGTATTAGAAGATATTAATTGGAAAGCTGAGATGAAAAAGATGGATATGGCAGTAGCAAGAACTACGCAACAGGCTATACTTTTAGTTACTATGGGAGCAGATCCAGATAAAGGTGGAATTAATCAAAAAAATTTACAAGCAATGCAATCTTTATTCGAGAATCAAAGCGTAGGTAGAGTTCTTATCGCAGACTATACAACTAAAGCTCAATTTGTTATACCAGATATAGGCGCATTACTTGGACCACAAAAATATGAAATTGTAGATAGAGATATTTATATAGGTTTAAATAATATTTTAGTTGGAAATGAGAAATATGCAAACGAAAAGATTAAGATTCAAGTCTTCGTAGAAAGACTTAAACAGGCGAGAGAATCATTCTTAAATAATTTCTTATTCCCAGAGATAAGAAGAATAAGCAAAGAATTAGGATTTAAAAACTATCCAACCCCATATTTTGAAGATATCGATCTTAAAGACGATATCCAATATTCAAGAGTTTATACAAGACTTGTAGAACTAGGCGTTTTAACTCCAGAAGAAGGAATCTCTGCTATTGAAACTGGTAGACTTCCATCTGCAGATGACTCAATATCTTCTCAACAAAAATTTAGAGAATTGAAAGATCAAGGGCTTTATCAACCGCTAATTGGTGGAGCAAAAATGGGTGAGCCTGGTAGACCAGCTGGTTCTACCGGAATTCCTCAATCAACAAAAAATATTTCACCAGTTGGACAAGGTAGGCAATCTAAAGCTACGCTTTTTAATTTAGAAAAGATAAAAAATAATTTTATTTTAGCTTCAAAACTACAAGATAAGATAGAAGCTAGTCTAAGAGAGAAGCATTCTATTAGAAAACTATCGAAACAACAAAAAGATGTAGCATTTGAAATAGCTAAAATTATTGTTTCTAATGAAAGTCCAGAAAATTGGGATAATTCAACATTGATATATGTTGAAGATCCTAAAGATAAAAATTTAGATATGATTTCTAAGATAGAAAGTATTGCAGCAGAACACTCTGTAGATACTTATGTCGCTAGTATTTTATATCATAGTATAAATAGCTAAAATTTATGCCACAAAATTTAATTAGAGTTAAACAGATAGACCAGCCAGAGTTAAGCGGCTTCTTAATTCAAGCTGTAGAATCTACGAGTTTATATCAACAACTTACGAGTGGTATTATCAATTTTAATTCTGGATCGTATTATTTTTATGTTAATCCAAAAACTGTAGAATCAAATAAAAGTTTTATTATTGGTCCATCTAATTATGTAAGTGGAGACGATACAAATAATCATATATTTGGCGGACTATTTAATAGTATTGGTAGTGGAAATCTAACATCTTTAATCATAGGTGGAGAAAGTAATTTATTATCAAGAGGAATAGAAAGTAATTCTATTATTGCGTCAGATTTTTCTCAGATAGATGCGTATGGTTTTAACAATGGGATTTTATTTGGTCTTTTCAATTATGTTACTGGAACTTCTGGAGATAGAAATATAATTATAGGTGGAGCTTATAATTTAATTGGCACAAATAATAATGAGACCAATGCTATTATTGCGGGACAAAATAATACATTAAATGGAACTCAATCTGTTATAATAGGTGGTAATTATAATTATAGTTCTGGATATAATCAATTTTTGATGACAGACTTTGGTATAGCCCTTGATGATTATGTAAGTTTAATTGGTGGTAAAGAGAATACAATCTACGGAGGCAAACATAATTCAATTATCAATGGTTATTTTAATTTAATTGATCATCCAGCTAATTATACTGGAAATTTTACTGGCGCTAACACAATTCTAAATTCATGGAAATCAAATATATCTCAATTTAGTATTTTTAATACTATTATAGGTGGTGGTTATCATAATACATCTGGATTCGCTTTAGTTCTAGTAGGAGGTTATTTAAATAAACTTACTGGTGATTATAGCTTCTTGGGTGGTGGTTATTCTAATGTTATAAGTGGATCAGCATCGAATATTAACGGGGGAGCGTATAATACTATACGAGGAAATTACAGTTCTATATTGGGTGGAAGAGATAATCTTTTAAGTGGAAACGATTCATTTTCAATAGGCAGAAATAATCAAATTTTTTCTAGTGGAGCCGGAATTATATCAGATGGAACAAATAGAAATAAAATTCTAAACAATCCAAATACATTAAATATAGATTTTCAAAATCAAATCAATATTTATTCAAACTCAATTAATATAACTGGAAATAAGATATTATCTGGTCCAACAACCTTCTCTGGGGAAAGTATCAATTTAATCGATACGGCTCTTAATCTTAGTGGTGTTGGAGATATGACATTTACTGGAGTTAATATTAGTTTCATTAATTCTCCCGTATATATTAGCGGAACAGATTTAAGATTGAATAATAATTTATTAGTTTCTGGCACAGCTATTTTTAATTCTCCACTTAGTGCTCCTAATTTAATTTACAATACTGGCAATCAAACTATTAGTGGGACTAAGAATTTTCAAAATACAATTCAATTTAGTGGTCAAGATATATTAGTTGCGCCAGCAGATTATATTTATATAACAGGTAATCAAACCTCAATAATCAATGGAACTAAATATCTTGCAGATACAACAAGTGCCTCATTTGGATTTAATTTACCAGCATCTCCAACCACAGGAGATTATTTAGAATTTCTTGATCCATTTTATACTTGGAGCGGAAATAATTTTATTTTAAGCGGAAACGGAAATAATATTGAATCCGATGCAGTATTTACTGGCGATATTGAGGGAGCCAGTATAAGGACAATTTATGTTGGTAAAACATATGGGTGGAGGGTAAAATATAATATATGAGCAGCTTAAAAAATTTAGTTAGAAGAGGAACAAAAGAAGGCTTAAGATTACCTATACCATCAAGTACTTTCTATAAAAGGTTTGGGATACAAGGTACTGCAAATTTAGGCGGGGCCTCCACAACTACTGGAAAGTTTTCTGGTGGAATTATTATGAACGCTGGCAATGGTGCCACTTCGTATGCAAAAGCATCATGGAATTCTAGTTTTTCAACAATAACACAATCAACAGGCGGTGGTATAAATTTTGGTTTGGGCGTAGGATTTTATGCTTGGGGACTTTTTAGTTTAGATACAACTTTGGCAGTTGGACAGACAATAAGAATTATATTGGGAGATGACAGCTCTGCAACAACTCCAGCAAACTCAACTCAAAATGCATTAACAACTAGAGGATTTGGTTTTGAAATTTACAATGATAGCGGAACTAAAAAAATACGCTTATTTGCACATGACGGAACAACCTATTCAACTTCCGCAGGTGTTTCTGGCTATCAGTTCTTTTATACCTACTCAATGCAATTCTATGTAAAAAACGATTCATCTGGAAAAGTGTATTTATATTTCGCTGAAAGTGCAACAGAAAATGGCCTTGTGCCAGATATGCCTGTAAATCCAATTATCACCATGAGCGGCGGACCAACATCTGCAACATCAGCAAAAAGATATGTAACTGCAAACATTATTATGAATGGCACAAATAATCCAGCCAATGCAAACGCAGATCTTATTCAATTAGATGAAACAATTTTTACTGTAGGTATTTAATATATTTTATAGATATATTTTATTTCTATATATATAATATAGTGTAATCTATTATGAAGAATATGCTATTTAAATTATTTGGCCCAAATTGGCGTTCTAGTACTTCTGGAATAGTAACAGTAGTAGCAGTTTCTACAGCCTTTGTAATTCATGGTGATAATTCTATTGTAGCATTTTTACCAGATAAATTAGAAGAATATATTATTGGTTTTGCTAAATTAATTGCTGTTGTTAGTGGAGTAGTTTTTGCATTAACAGTTAAAGACGCTTCTGTTACTGGTGGCACAGTACCACAAACAGTAGAAGCAAAAAAAAGAAGTGTGTCACAAAAAATAAAAAATCCAGTAAACCAAACTGGTAGGAGAAATATATGAATAAATTGACTATTGGCGCAGTTGCTCTTATGAGCTTATTTATGGTTGGTTGCTCTACTACAAATACAGGTGGAGATAATCAAATCGGTGGAATAACTGGAGTAGAAAATGCTCTTCCTTATATTAAGCCAGCAGTTATTCTTGCTTGCACAGTGGTATTAGAACAAGCTCTTTCTCCAGAAGATAGAGTAGAAAAAGCAAAGATGATTAATCATATTGCCACAGTTGTAGAGAGTCTTACAATTGGTCAAACTCCAACTCCAGATCAACTTCAAAAAGCTCTTACTGATTATCTACCAGTAGAAAAAACTCATTGGGCAAAATACATTGTAGCAGTCAAGGATATCTACGCCGCACAATTTGCTAAATTAAATGGAGACGCTGCTCTTGCTGTAAAAGTTCTTAATGCAATCGCTGCAGGTTGCAAAGATGCTACAGCAGAATACGTAGAATAAAATGACAGAACTCCTCGGCGCGGTTGTAAGACTTGTTGGAGGAATATTCGAAGCAATTAATAATGTCTTTGGAGCAAAGAATACCAAAGAAATGAAGGATCGTCAACAAGCTCAAAAAGAAGTTGACCATCAAAGTAAAATAGAAAAAGCAGTACAGGAGAAAGACCTTGAACAAATTCGCAAGCATATTGGTTCTTAATTTTTTTCTTGTTGGTTGCGCTACAATAACACCAGATAAAATAGAAGATAGCACAGCATCTTACGATGCTTCTACGCCATCTAATTATAATAAAGATAATGGTGGTTTAGTTGCTCTTCTAGATAATGGAGCAGTAATTACTCCTCAAGCAAAAGAGCGCTATAATAATTTAATTAAAATGTATAAAGTAAAATTTAAAAAAGAAAAAGCTATTGAATTAGTAGAAGACGCAGGAATACAGCCCTACAAAGATCGTTATGGAAATAATCTTTTTTTAATTGATAATGAACATCTTGTTTATTTTGGGGTAATGAACTCTTGGTTAAAAGAAAAAGTTCCAGCAGATAATATCATAGATAAAACAATAGATAAAATAAATAATTAATAAATGTTAAACGATAAATCCTTAAAACTCATATTTGATTTCGAAGTTGGTGGTGGTGAAAATTATTATAATAAATTTTTAAAAAATCCAACATGGCCCGGAGAACAAAGCGGAGTCACAATCGGAGTAGGTTACGATACTGGATATGTAAATAAAACAGAATTTAGTAATGATTGGAAAGATCTTCCTAAAGAAATTTTTGATAGATTATATCGCGTTGTTGGAGTTAAAGGCTATCAAGCAAAAGAATTAGCTCGTAGATTAAAAGATATAATTATACCTTGGGAATTATCAGTAAAAGTATTCATGAATAAAACAGTAAAGAAATTTTATGATCTTACCCAATCAACTTTTCCTAATTTTGATAAACTTCCAGAAGATGCTAAAGGAGGATTAGTTAGTCTTGTATTTAACCGAGGCGCAGCATTAGAAGGAGATCGTCGCCGTGAAATGAAAGCTATTCGTGATATTATGGCAAAGACGCAAAATTTCGATCAAAAAACTTTATCTTTAATCGCAGATCAGATAAGAAAAATGAAAAGAATATGGATTGGCGGCAGTATAGAAAAAGGTATGAGTCGGCGTAGAGATGCAGAAGCTAAAATAATTGAAGAATCATTAAATGTGTAAGTATAATACTATATGAGAAAATTAGTATTATTATTACCACTACTATTTTTGATTAGCTGCTCTGAACCAAATTATGAAAGCAGAGAACTACCAACAAAATATCCTGATACTCCAACTAGTGGAGCAGCATATGATGCAACAGAAGAATTATATAAAAAATGAATATTAAAATAAATAAAGGCGGAAATGGGAAAATTAATTCTACCAAAGGTAGTTCTGGACAATTAAATGAAAAAAAATATATAGATCTTATACCATCCCCAAATAATTTACGTTTATATTTTGATCCTATATTCTACAAAAATTTAGGTAGTAAATATGAATATCCAGGAGGTCAACCAGTAAGTCAATCTGATCCTTGGTATCTTAAAGAATTTAGAGATTATAATATTAGTAATGTTGTTCCAAGTCGTCCATTAAGTCAACAATGGATTCAGGGTGGACCATTGGGAACAACCAAAGCTCAAATCATAAATAACACTTTATCTTATATAAAAGATGCTAACAATAATGATCTTGAACAAAGAAGA